AGGGATGTACTCGTCACCGTTGAAGTTCAACATCGGCCCGCTGTAGTTGATGTTGATCGGTGCGTTGGTGGTTGTCATGCTTTCGTTGCTTGGCATGTAATTACTCATCGCTTCGTTGCTGACAATGCGCCCGGACTGGTTGGGGATGAATAGTTCAGGCCCGCGCTCACCAACCAGTGAGGCTTGATTCATCGGCGGGGCTCCGCCGTTGGCATAGCCTTTGGGGATGCCGCCAAGTTGACCAAGCACGCCTGCATCGGGTGAGGTCCAGTTAATGCCGCTTCCAGATGACATGGAAGCGCCAGGCATCGTAATTCCCAGTGCCTTCATCAGCAGACCGTTGAGAATCATGGTCATCTGTTGTTGGATAATCCTCAGGGCCATATCAATAAAGCTGTCGCCAACTGACTTGAGCATGTCTGAGATGGCTTCATTCGCCGATTTGCTACCAGTAATCAGTGATTTAAATGCGTTTGTCATTTCAGTCGCAATGACTGAAGACATCTCTTTGAAGACTTCTTTCATCTCCTCTAGCTTTTTGACCTGCTCCTCTAAAGCCTTATTGCGCTGCAGCATCACCAGCACTTCCCCGGCTGTCAGCCCTTCAATGTCTTTGGCAATGGCTCGGGCTTGCTGTTCCAAAGCAACCCTTTCAGCCGTTCCGTTGAGTTGAGCTTCAAGCAACTCGCGCTGATCCTCCAATGGTTGTAGAGCGTCTGCCCGCTGCTCTTGCAACTGGCGCTGCGCAGCAGCTCGATCTCTGGCTATTTCAAGCAGCTTGCCTTCAAATTGAGCCTCAACGATTAAGTTTTCGAGCAAACGTTCATCTGCATATAGTTCTTTGTTTTTGATCTCTTCTAAAGCTTTATTTCTTTCCAGATTTGCAATTATTTCTCTATTAACCAGCTCTAAATTTTGCAATTGGCTGCCATAAACGCCAACTGTTGAGGCAGCGACGCGGTTTAGTTCTACTTGATATTTGAGGTCTATTTCAAGCTGCTTTGAAGTGTTCTCACGAGGTTTCTTGCCGGACCCGCTACCGCCGCCAGGCAACTCAGTTTCAGTCGGTTTTGTCGGTGGCGTAAGAGCTTGACCTTTTCGTTGAGCTTGTAACTCTTGCAATCTGTCGATCTGACGATTTAATTCGGCCTTAGCTCCTGATAATCTCCGCTCAAAGTTTTTGTTTGCTTTTCCACCTTGACCAGTTGCTCCTTGCTCAATCAGACCTTCAAACCTTTCAATGTTATTAAGTGAGTCCTGGATCTTTCTGTTGGTCTTTGCAATTGCACCGTCTAAGCCAATACCTAAGAAGTTATTTAGTGCAATAATTGCACTGTTTATGGCTTTAACAATTTCTGTAAATACATTTTGGAAGGCAGCACCAATAGGCGCCAAAAGAGTTCCGACATTTCTCTGTAGGTCGCCAAGGGCTTTCTCTAAGCGCTGACCGGCAAGAGCTGGGCCGTTGACGATCTCTTCTGCGTTCTTGCCAAAGCGCTTAAACAGCTTTTCAGTAAATGTAAGGAAGTCCTCGACGGTTACTTCGCCGTCATTTAGTGCTTTGTCCAGCTCTTTCGGCGTCTTGCCAATTGCCTCTGCAAACAGGGCGAAGGCACCCGGCAAGCGCTCACCGATCTGGCCGCGCAATTCCTCAGCCTGCACCTTGCCTTTCGACAGCACCTGGCCCGTGGCCAACAAGATGCCCTGCAGCCTTTCGTTATCGCCGCCGAGGGCGACATTTGCTGCGGCCAGACCTTTGTAGATGTCTTCAGTCTCTTTAATACTGAGACCGTTTGCAGTTGCGGCTGCTGTCAGCTTTGTGAACTGCTTTGTTGTCTCGCCGAGATCCTGTTGGAAGCTTTCCGACAGACGGTCGACGCTTTCGAGCGCCGCAACATAGTCATCACCAAAGGTGATGCCGCGCAACGCTTGTTGGAATTTCTGCGTCTCGGCTGCTGCTCGAGCAGCACCATTCGCATAATCAACGGCACCGACGGCGGCAACGCCAAGAGCAGCGCCGAGCAACTGGACTGGGTTGAGTGCTGAGGCTGCAATTCCAGCGAGGCCGCCGAGTGGTCCGGCAAGTCCTAAACCAGCACCGGCCAGTCCGCCTTGTAAGAGGCTGCCACCGAAGCCCCGACCGCCTCCGCGACCACCACCACCGCCTCCGCCACCTCCTGCAGGTGCTGTTGCAGGCTTAAGCCTTTTGCGTCGCTCAAGTTTGTCCCACTCTGCGTTGAGACGCTGCAGTTTCTTGAGCGCCTTGTCCGTTTTGACGTCGACATTTGGCGTCTTGATCCGTCGACCCAGCTTTTGCAAGCTGGCATTTAAATAGTTGACCTTCTTATTTACTTGGTCGAGCTTGTCCGACAGCTTCGTGAGCTGGGACAGGTTTATGACCTTAACGCGTACGTCTGCGCCGTAAACAGCCAAGGCTCAGTCGCGTTACTTCTGCCAGTCTATCTGCGACGCTTTGCCATTTTCATCGCCTGGTCTTGCTGACGATTGACAATGGAAAAGTAAGCAGACCAGCCAAGCAGCTCCTCAGCAGTCAGCCGGGAATGCAGTTCTTGCACGGTGTAACCAAGCTCCTTGGCCACACCGAAACTGAGCATCATCAGATTGTCTGCCTCAAGCTCCCTTTCGAGTGCTTTTCATGTCGAGGGGCTCCTCCTCCTCGCCCGGAGCAAGCATGGCCAGCATCATTCCTTGAACGTCTTCATCACGCGTGGCGTTCTTTAGATCAGCAATATCGCCAGGGCTGAAAAGGCGACTGCCGTTTTCATCGACAGCTTTGGCGACCAGCAGATGCAGCGCGTACTGATTCACATCATCAGTACCGGCATCTTTCTGAGCCTTTTCCCGCTCGGCCATAGTCAGAGGCTTGGCCCAAAACTCAAACTCAGATCCGTCTGCCAGAACGATGGTTCGTTTTGAAGGCTTGAGGTTTGCCGCTTTCTTGAGGCGGTCAATCGCTCGGCCTGCCATACAGACTCAACTCAGTTAAGTGAATCATACAAGCATGAAAAAGTCCCGCCAACAAGACGGGACCGGTTTTCACTACGTTCAGAGACTGAACGACGTGGGTTGACCCGAAAGGGAAAACTGAATCGTTGCAGTAGTCACCTCGGATGGGCTCACGCTGAAGCTGAACCCCAGCAACGTCACAGGCGCCTCGATGTAGGCGGAAGCGTCGTTGTCGATCTCGCCGTTTGTATCGCAAACGGTGTTGATGTAGAGGCGAATTTGTGCACCCAACTGATCCTTCTGGAGAGAAGATCCGATGACGCGAGACGCCATGGATGATTGATCCTGGGTGAATTGCACCGTCACCGATCCGGTGCCATCAATGAAACCAGCCTGATAAGTCTTAAATGACGCAAGGCCGGAGCCGTCGGTGCTGCAACCACAAGAAAGGCTCGTGGTTTCGATTTGCTCGCGATCCAGCGAAAAATCGAAGGCAGTTACATGGCAGACCGAAGTAAATTCGGACAGCTTCATGTTGATGTGGCCACCGGGGGTGTCTTCACTCAAACTGTTAGTGAAGGAAATGCCGGTGCCACCTGCCGTAGCTGAGACAGTTGCTTGTTGAGATCCGTTGATAGAGATGATGTGATAGTCGGTATCCGCCGTCAGGCCAGTTACCAACGTTGCGCCTCCCTCAACAGAGAAAGTGACCACATCACCAACACGAAATCCGTGCCCCGCCGGAAGCTGGATCTGACCGGGATCGTTAGTTGGGAAATCTGTGTAATCCAGCAGACACACATAAGTGCCAGCAGGAGTGAAGGCAACCGATCCAGAATCCCCTGTGAGAACGGTGTTGCCGCAAGCGACAGGCATAGCTGTGAATACGAAGGACGTTCGGGCGTTCTTCGGGCGTATAGGTCACTGACCTATTCGAGCTAAGTCTAAGCCTCGTATCTGGCGCTGACGGCCACGCTCAAGCGTGTCAAAAAGAAAGGGGCGCTATCTAATGGCTGAAATGTGGGGCCGCTCATGTCACCAACCCAGCCGACTGCTCCTGTTGCTGGATAACCCTTGCAACTATTCAGAGCATTCAGTGCCTGCATAACCGGCGTAATAATCTCCTGTGGTCTGGCTGGGCCGGTCCCTTTCGCGGTAAAGCACTCGATGACTAGAGAGCCTTGTAGTTGCTCCATGTTGGTCCCCAGAGTTTTCACCGTGGTATTTCCAAACTGCAGGTCGACCGTTGCATACTCAGCGCCTGCATCGGGAACAGTAAAAGCTTGGTTTGCCACATAGCAGGGCACTGGAATTGCCAAACCCGCCAAAGCATCAATGACCGCAGTTTCAAAGACTGCGCGGACGGCCTGAAAACTCATTGATACCTCCTAAATACTGATGTCAGTGCCTGGTTCACAGTCTTACCCGCTTCGGCATTCATGTAAGTGTCGAACCAATACTGTGGCGCGGTGATTTGCACGGGCGTGCCGTCCATGCGCGAGAAGGACGGGGATCGTCGACCAGTAGGGCTTGGTAATAAATCCATCGCGTACAAGGCATAGTTCGCGCGGTTGCCGATCGTGTAACCCTGCTCGAGCGTTGTCCTTGGGACTGTGACTTGAGGAACACCATCAGGTTTTCGCCGAGGCGACTTTCTTACGGGACGCTCAACCGTTGGGATGTTCTTCGGAATGTCGACGTCACCGGCCTCAACCACCCAAAGGTCATAAAACTGACCTGACCAATAAGGCCCCTTCTGTTTTAAATCCGCCGTGACATTGCGGGCGATCTCTTCCATGCCCTCACTAAACGCCTTCATCAGATCCGATGAGGCTTGGCTAAGAGGGCGAATCGTCATTGGGGCCTCACGACAACTTCAAAACTGATCGGGTTGTCACCCCGGTAGGTGACGACGTCGATGACTTTGCAGTTTTTGTTTCCGCTGGGAAAAGGGACCACAAACCGGTCGGCAGTGGTGATGTAGAGATTGTCGACCTGGCCTGGATCAATGATCAGTTTGAAGTCGGACTGCTGAAAGACTCCCTCATATTCCTGGGGCTCTAATTCCAACATCACGGCTTTGACGTCATAGACCGTTTCGCCGCTAGTAACTAAACCGGTGGCTGGGTCATAAGTGCCCGGATCTGAAACGCGGATGTACTGGCAGCTGCTGCCCCACTCGGCCACCATCGGACCGGCTAGGGGGCCGAATACTGAGTCAGCTTTGCTCATGAGCGCACCTTATACATGAGGCCGACGCCGCCGCTAACACCGCCGCCGAGCCAACATCCCAAAAGATCCTTCAGCCAAGGGAAGGCTGTGATGATTGCTGGGTCGCTGCAGTTATCGCAAGTCGTGACGCTCGTGCCGCTGTATTGGTCATATTCAATCTCAAGTGACCCTAATTTTTGCCGCTTTACATAAGTGCCTGCTGCAGCACCTCCCCCGCTTCCGCCACCTGGGAATTTACCCGGATCAGTTGAATAGGAGATGGCCAAAGTGACTTCAGCCTCTTGTATCCGGTAGGGGATTGAAGAACAGTCACTGGTGAGGCCGTCGCAAGTCGCGCCGGAGCGGGGCCACTTAAGTCTTTGCGTTGCTTGGCATCGATCACCTGCGTAAGGCAATGTCTCAAGCCAACGTGTGGCAACAATCAGCGACAGATTGCGCACCTCTTCATCCAACACGGCCCAGTCACCACCGCCTGGAATGTTCTCAGCGATAGCCAGGGCAGCCGTCATGTCGACGTAGCTGTTTGACGTTGCTCCGCCAAGAGTGGCATCGAGGGTGACTGCCATCACAAAGTCTCCGTGTGATAAATGATCCAGTCCTCAGAGGCGAGTCGTCTGCGCGTCTCTTTGAGTTCGCCGCGCGTGACGTGAAGTACGTCGGTGACGCCTCCCCGATAAATCATCAGCCGGATCAATCCGCACATGCCGAGGCTTCGGAGTGGGTCAATCCAGTCTATCTAGGTAAATCCCCGGGGCCCCGGGGAATTGCTTGGCAAATAAAAAGGGCTGCCGAAGCAGCCCCCTTGTCCGTGTTTACCTAGTCAAGCTAGGTCAAACGTTGGCAGCCAGCGGTGAGTTGACAATCAACTTCGCGACAGGGACCAGCTTGGTGCCGTCGCCTTCGTTGCCGGTGTCAGCTGCGCCATAGACACACTTCCAGTTACCACCCGTTTGCAGGAGAGTGTTGGTCGGGTTGTCAGTCGCAGCCGTCCAGGACGTGCCAAACACGTGGAAGCCGTAGTCGTGCGTCCACGAAAGTACGTCCTGTTTGCTAAGGATGTTGCGGTCACTTTCCGTGAAGAAAGCACGCTGAACACCTTCA